ACCCGGGCTCGCATTTGCGATGATTCCCTACAAGCTGTAAGTTGCAGCTATTCCCTTAGATTGGACCCCGCGAGGGGCTACCCGATCTACTATCCACTGGTCTCTCCCAGGACCCATAGAATTAACTATGGTCTTCGAGTTAAGCCTTAGCGAACCACACGAAATGGTACGCACGGGCCTATGGCTTGAAGAGGACAGACTGATAGTGTTTATGTGCTTGATTAGCATGTAATTCTATCTTGAGAGCGCGGTGCAGCCATTCTAGGATTAGTCCTTTGAGAACTAATACGGAGAAGAGCCGACTGCCGTATGAAACTCATTAAAGAGTGTTCATTGCACTTAGCGTTATCCCAAGAGGCATAGCTTATCTAAAACAATGTTAAATTTAAACCTAATTAAACTTACTTATAAGTTAACTAAGTTTCTTTTCAACATTGATGATAGATCTGCTTTAAAACTTTTTGTGAAAAGAGTCATCATTCTTCTGAAGAATAATGGTACTCTTTTTACAGTAAAATATTTAAAGCAAGCTAAGCTCCACATCACTAGATATATGGTCGGAAGACCATTAATGTCCAATGATGCTGGTGTTTCGCTTGTAGGTGGTTTTCCAAAACACTTTCTCTTTCTTCGTAAGTATATTGATCGAGGAGACTTAGGTTCAGTCAAATTTGTTTTGACTTTACTTAATATCTCTAGATCAATTGTACCGAAAAAGAGTGAGAAAATCCCTGTGAGTCTTGATACTATACTTGCTCCTAACAAGGGTACTGGGTATATCATACCTAGAACCTTTATTAGAGAGTTCGTAAAGCATTATGACTTACATCAGTCAAAGCCTGTCTATAAAGTCAGAGATTTCCATCTTTCTATGAAGGGTGGTCCTAACGGACCCTCTTCAGCGACTGCGTTATATAGCTTTGCTATATACTCAGATCGTTTTAGAGAGATAGTTTTCTCATGAACTATGGGGTCTTTATACCCTATGTTCTTTAACATTTATAGATATGCGAGGTTGTACTTTGATAGATTGCCCAGAGCTGACTCAACGGATTCTTCCGACAGGAAGAATTTCGTAGGTCGTCTGTCAATCGTCAAAGACCCTGAGTGTAAAATGAGGGTCATAGCCATGGTGGACTATGTTTCCCAATTTTTACTGAAGCCTATTCACCTTGCATATTTCCGTAATTTACGGAAATTGCCTGGTGATAGAACCTTCACTCAGGACCCTCGTGGCCCATGACTTAGTAATTCAGAGTTGTTCTGGAGCCTTGACCTAAGTGCTGCTACAGATAGATTGCCTCTCTACTTACAAAAGTCTCTCCTTTCCGAGGTTTTCGGATCAGACAGATTTAGTGAGGAGTGAGGTGAATTACTTACAAGAGAGTATGCTATTCCTTGTCCCTCCCGGAAATCCGGGTGGGAATATAAAGAATATTTAGGTCTAAAACCCATTGACTTCCACAA